CCATGTCGCGGGCAGCGTGAGCGTTGCCAGGAGACCCGCAGGATCGGCCGCCGCGCAATTGGCCGGTTCTGCACCTGAGAAGAATTTCAGGACAGGTGACGTGCCTATGGCGGTCTGCCGGGCATCGAGAGCAGCATTCCTGACCGCAACACTATACTGATGGGTCATTCGATCCCCACCAGGACGCCCTTGCCATCACGGACCAGCTTTTTGGGCTTCTGGATCTTGGCCATGGCTTCGATAATCTTCGTTACGTCCTCGACAGGATTGGACTTTGGCTCTTTCGGCTCAGCAGGCTTTGTCTCCGACTGCCGGCGTGCCGCCATGTCCTCCTGTTTCAAATCGTGGTCTTTCTGCTTCGCTTCAGCGTCGACTGCGTTCTTTTCCCGCGCGATCTGGATTTGAGCGCCAGCCTTGATGCCTTCGAGGTGAATCTGCTGTTCTGCCTTGCGCTGTTCGAGCTGCATATCTGCTTCGGCCTGAGCTGACTTCATGTGGAAGTCAAATGCTGCCTGGTCCTTGGCCATTTGCCGTTGGAACGCAGCATCCTGAGATTTGCGTTGCTGTTCCGCAACAAACTCGGCCTGCTTCTGTTGGAAATCCTGCACGGCCTTTTGCTGCTCGAGCTGCTGTTGTGCCTGCATCGCCATAACCTTCGGATCAGGCGGAGGCGGCTGGCTCTGCTTCTGCTGGATCTTGTCCAGCATTTTCTTCTTGACCGAACCTTGAAGAGGCGAAAGCTCAAGCGCGATCTCAGGAAATTGCTGCAGGAACTGCGGGCCGAGGCTTTGCAGAACTATCATTGAATCGCCAGCCAGGTTGTTCGCGTCCGGCCCCTCATCGATGATGATATCAACGTCAAGCGAGCCAATGGCGTTTACGATGGCCGGGCGTCCATATTGGTCGAGTTCCATTTTGTTGATCTGGAAGAATTGAGCCACGTTTTGGTCGTCAGTGACGCGAATCCAACGCTCGGAAGTCCAGTATCGTTGGATGATATTCCAGATGTCCCGATATACGCGAATTTTCCAATTCTTATGAGCCGATAGGTACGGTCCAAGTTCAGCAATTCCTGCTTCCTGCAAGAGCTTGATTGCTCGTCCACTGGAATCCTCCAACCCTTGACCAATGAGAGCGGGATTTGGTCCGAAGTTTTCGATTTCATTCTTGGCCTCCTGGAGCATCTCCAGTTGGCCTTTGAAATCGTTCTGTGTGGACTGGTCAGGTTCCATCTTCAGGCCTGGATTGGTCTCAACCCATCCGTCTGACTTCGCCCACTCGCGGCGCGCAACCTCGATATCGTCAACCGCGCCCTTTTCAGACACGACCCGACGAGTATTCAATAGGTGCAGCGCCTTGCTGCGCCGGTGGTTGATTTCGTCCTGTGGCCCCTTCAGGTTACGAATGAACCCGTATCGATCGCCGTCATGATCAACCGCAGCCGAGAACATCCGATAACGCGGGAACGTCTTGCCCTTCTCATCCACAAACGGCGAGATGCCCTGCATCAGGACTTCGTTGCCGATGTAGAGGCACCAGCGCCATTTTCCGCCCTTGATATACCAGTGATCGACGAGCTGGAGCGGTCTCCGACCGTCCGTGTTCTGCCAGTTCTTCTCGCGGTCCTCGGACGCGATCGTCGTCATGTCATGGCCGGCGTCGGAAAAGATGCCGTCAATCAGGTCGGCTTTTTCGGGGACGAGTTCCTTGGCCTGTTCTGGGTCGATCGGCTTGGAGACGCCCAAGTACCTTGCATCGGTAAACCCTTCATCCACCGATCGCGGATCGTAGAAGAATCCATCCCCATACGCGATGTGCATTTCGAGGCTTGGATCGCCTTCATCGCCTGGGACGAGATCATACTCAATCCCAGCAATTCCATCAACCGCGCCTGCGTGCGCAATCCGGGAGGACTTAGATTTCCAATCGTTGTTATCGAGGACGAACCGTAGAGTAGCCGTCGCAAGCTCTGCGCCTTCGTCATGCTTCGGGGTCCTCGCATAGGCCTTTGGATCTTGCCTGAGCCGTTCGACCAAGCCGCCAATTGCATCAATCTTGCGCACAATCCGGTTCGAGGTCACGACCGGCTGCTTGCGGCGCTTCAGAACGTCAATCTCGGCCTTCGTCCACTGGTCGCCATGGTAGTAATGCCGGCTGTTGACCATCTCGCGGGCTTCGTCGGCCTTAGCAGCCGCGTAGTCCTGATATTGCCTCTTCAGCCGTGCAACGTCGAAATAGTCCTCGTCCTTCCCCTGGTCTATGCGTGTCAGCTGTTGCCTTGGCTGCACCGCGGGAAGAGTTTGCATCAGGCGGGATCGTCCTTAAGCTCAGCCATGATCATCGCACGCCATGTTTCCAAAAACGACGCGCCTTCAAGATCATTTGCAGCCTTTATCATTCGCATGCTTGGCTGCTCCATGGCGGCGAGCACAGCGCGAATGCCTTTCGCTAGAAGCTGCGGTGGCAATGCATAATCGACCGCTTCCGATAGCGCGCTTTCCAAACTATCGAGATACTCACTCATTTGCACGGCTTCCCGTTGTACCAGCCGTAATCCCTCGGACTCGGTGGAGGGTTCGGGTTATACGGCATGGGGTTGTAGCGGATCATGCTCGCTCCTGAGCTTCGAGGATATCAGCCGCTTTACGCATGGCAGTGGCAAACCGACGATCGCGCTGCGCCAAACCGGGCTCTTCCATGAGATCGCAAACTCTCGCGCTACTATCCCACATCGTCGCAACTTCTCGGAGGTCTTTCACGGTATTTCCGCTCAATCCTGAGCTGACAAAGACGTAATCGCTCATCAATAAACCTTCCATGCATCACTTCCGCTCGCCTGCGCCGACTTGTAGCCGGAGATATTCGCAGGCTTCTCGGGCTTCGACGCCTGTCTAATCCAAGGCCGTGACATGCAGCCATACCTGATATCGTCCGCAGCATGGTCTTCCATATCACTGTCAAGATCTTCCGGCTTCAGCGCGTCATGCTGCAACGCAGGAACCGTCCTGATCGTATCCTTGCAGATCGAGAACACAACCAGCATCGGCAAGCCGTCATCGTCACCAACGAGCCGACCGCGCATTTGATCCCAGCCTCCCATAGCGCCGCGGCCTGGCACGCGCTTGTTATCGGCCGGTCGGAACGGAACCAACTTCTTCTTAATCAGCTCCGCGTTGATCCGCTCCGATATAGGCGGCCCGCCGTCCTCGCTGAAAGCTGCAGGATCAAGAACACCACCAACAAGCTTAGGATCGGAAGCTTCCAGTAGCGCCAGATGCTCGCCAACCTTATCAGCGTGCATCTTGAGACCAACATTCGGTTTCCCCGGCTGCATGCCATACCATTCCCGGTAACGCACGAGGCAACCACGCGGAAGCCAAACACCGTCCGGCGTCTTGAACTTATCTCCTACAACTGCCCACCAGCCGAACGAGAATGGCTTGGCAGATCCCCAATCGCCCGATCGAAACCGCGTCCAATCATCGGGGATCTCGAATGGCCGCACGACGTGGCGCGCTGCATCCCAGCAATCGAAGAACGCTCCTTCGATGACATCCCAATCGCCCTCTAGCCAAGCCCTGACCAGTTCCTTAGAGCCAGACTGATACAAGTTAGCAACGTAGTCCGATCCCAAATAATGGTTGTCACTCAGCTTCGAGGGGATGAAAACCCGGTTCTTGCGGATCTTCTCGCCCGTGAATGGGTTCGTGAAGTCTTCCCATATCAACTTCCAGCCGCTCGGCTCCGGCGTGATATATCGTTCCCGAACCCATTGATGGCCAGGGCCGCCAGGATTCCCCGTCGCGTGGAACTGACATGGGATACCATTTGCCGACCGAAGCGTTGCGCGGAGTTTGTTGACCGGCGTCGGATCGGCCCAATGCGTCAGTTCCTCAAAGAAAATATCGGTGTAGTTGTGGCCCTGGTAGTTGTCCGCGTCAGCGTCTTTATCGAGATATTCGAACTTAAGCCGCGCCTTGTTCGGAAACGTCCACCATTTCTTCTGTTCATTCCATGAAGCGCCGAGCGGCCCGTAAATCTGCTTTGATCGTTCAATCGCCTCTTTCAAATCCTCACGGGTTCGGCGGAAGAACGTCCCAACGCAGTCCTCACCGTATCGAGATGCCTTGATCGCAAACTTGCCGAGCATCCCATCAGTCTTGCCGCCACCTCGTGCTCCACCGTAGAAGATCTCGTCAGCCGGGCATTTGACCAGCGCGGCCTGGGGACCGACCTGCGGCGACCACGCGAGCTTAGTGCTTCGCGGCGTGCTCGGCTTCCCAGTCCTCAACGCTGTCGACTGGATCGCCTGAGACGACATAGTTCGTGTTCACATTCTCGCTGACGGAACGGTCGACTACCAATCCATTGACCTTTGCGGCATCCATCCATGCTGTTTTGGCAACGTTCAGGCCAGCCGCTTCACCGAGTTGCTCGGCCTTTTCAGCGATCCTCAAAAGGCTTTCCGTCACACTCGCGATGGATATCTCGGCTCTTGTGGCGGCGCGCTCCTGAAGCTCCGAGAGCCGTTTCAGAACGCTTTCATTTGCTTTCAGCCGGATACAGTTCCCACGATTTTCGCTATACCCGGCAATTACGTAGGCTTCGTCTGCCGTTTTACCCTTCGCCAGTTCCTGCGCGAACCGCTCATGCTTTGGGTTCTGGAGCGCTGGCATTCTGGTTCCATTCGCATCTGCGATTGAGTGTCAGGTTCTTACAGACCTTCACGTCTGAATTATCGAAGGACCAGATTTCTCCGGTCTCATTTATGATGGTGACCCATTCGAGATCTGAATCAATTCCGCGATCGACCATGAATTTTGCGAGGGCGAGCCCTTTTGGTGTGTCGAGCCAGAGAACTTGCTGCAGCTCGTGTATGTAGGCCAATCACAAATCTCGCTTGCGATTATAGTCAGTTGCACTGATTTGGGGTGGGGGCAAGTTTTTCTAAAGTTGTGCACATTTTCCCGCTTCATCGCATCGCAAACCCGTAAATCACCGCCATGGTGTCAAGCGCGCAGCGAAAGCGCTTCCCAAAATAATCCTCCCAGCCTCGGCCGGTCAATCCACGCGATCCGGCAATTGCTCTCATCGTCCAGCCGAAGACGAGAACTTGGTGCACGACGGCTGAACCTTCGATCCCCAGTGCAGCTTCGATCTTGTTCAAACGGGCCACAACGGCCATGCGGGCCTCGCTGATAGGTTCTGGCAATGCCCCGCCGTCTACATACTCCTTGCCAGGATCAATCGCTCTAGGGCCGTTCTCTGCCGTTTCAAAGTCATGTTGAAATGCCCTGCCCGCCTGGTATTGAGATTCAGAGATGGTTTTGCGCGCATGCTGGTCGCCCAAGGGGTCGTCACGGGTCGAGCGCATGACGACGAGCCGGGCACCGTGCTCGAGCGGATCGTCGACCTCGATCGGGGCGACATGGCCAGCCTGTCCACGATTGAACTCAGTGGCCCGGCGGTCGTGGATTTTGGCTGCGGCGGGATCATAGGGCTTTTGGCGCTTGGGACGGCTCATTTCGCTTTCCGTTCGTGATAGTTCTTCAGCCATTCGCGGGATTTCTCAAGCTTTGCAATCATTTGTGGCTTGGTTGATGCTGTCGGAAGGCCGGATGTGACCGTAGCGGGGATTCCCGTTTCGCTTTTCGATCTGGGAATCCGCAGGTCGACCTTTGGCGGTTCTCGCACTGATCCGTCAGATGGATCTCTGATCATTGCCGCATACTTTCTGCACTGACTTTTTCGATGATGTCCCTTGGGCAACGACAAGCTGGCGATTCAGGATCCGGGCCGGCCTGATGTGACCAGTAGCCGGTTTTCGTCCAGGTTCGCACGATCGGTTCCCAATCGATCGCAGCCGGCTGTGCATCAAAACTGGAAACCGCGTAATCCTGAAAACGCTGCTGGTTGAGCCAAGTGATGGCCTGCGGGATAAACTTGGTTCCGATGTTGCCTCGGGCGCTTTCCTGTCGCGCCAGCTCGGTAGCAGCCCGGATCATCTCCTCGGGATCAACTCCGGTTTTTACCAGAGCGTTGAATTTCTTTTCCGCAGGCTGCCAAGGATTAGCGCCATCGCGTTTTGGAAAAGCTGCCTTGAAACGTTCGAAGTCATCGCTCGCACAAGCCTGCGCCTTCGCAGGCGTCTGTATATTCTCTTCTCTTCTCTTCTCTATATTCTCTTCTCTTCTCTTCTCTGGGATAGGCTTCTGCTCGCATCCTGCTAGCTTTTCGCTAGCAAAGAAAAAACCAGAGTCAATTAAAGGACTTAGAGACGACTTCAATTCGTCTTCGGAGATATGGAGGCGAAAAGCCATCTCCTCCATAGAGGCGGTAATTTTTCCCTCTTCGTATTCACTCGCTAGCAGCCAAAGCATAGGCGCTAGCGCTCTGCTAGCAAGAGGCAAGCGGTTGAATGTGAAGTCTGTAAGCAATCCCTTGTGGAGTTTTATCCACGCCGGCGCTCTATCTTTGTAGTGCTGGAATGACTTCCAATTCTTAGGAGTCAGTATCACGGGAAAGTCCTTCGAGCTTTCGCAGCGGCAGCCATGATCTGTTTGCAAATGCTTTCCGCATCGGCTGCATTGATCATCACCCGCAAGTAGCTTTCCGACTTTTCGTCGGTCCATTCCTGGCAAAGAACAATATGGCCGCACCCGCCGACGAAGACATCGACAGGCATTATTTCGAATGTTTTTAGATCGGCCATTACTCGATCCCCATTGCACCGCGATAAAGGTCGATCGCAGCTTCACGAGCGGCTCGCTTTTCTGGATCCTCCCGGCGCGCTCTCACAATCGCCCTGAGCGCAGGAACGTCGTATCCGTTGCCGGATGCCTCCTTGTAGATGTCGGCGCGGTCGGCGCCGCGTTCCTTCATCTCGGCCTCAATTGCCTCGATACGTTCCACGATCGAACGAAGTTGATCCTTGGAGAAGCTATTGTGGCCAGCGGCCGGTGCCGTTTGAAGTTCGCTCATGGGGTTCCTCGTTCTGTGAATATTCACGCAGGGCAACTGAGGCGCCATCGATCAGAATGTTGCTGAGGTGTGCCTT